TGACCATCCCTCGCTGTGCCACCCACAACGCTGCCAATCTTGGCCGCACCTGCACCGTAGATAAATGCATAGATAAAAGTCTTTGCTTGGTCGCGAGTAGCTAGACCGGCTGCTTTCTGGTTGGCTGTGTGGATATCGCCATTGACAACTTCGTTGATAAACTTGTCATCCTTTAGGTAGTGAGCCAAACCACGAAGCTCTAGTGAACTAGCGTCACAACCAACAAGAACCCGATCAGATGACGATGCTGTCCAACATGCCCGGCATTCTTTTCCAAACTCAGAATAAACAGCAGGAACCTGTGCCATGTTAGGTGAGTGATGCGCCATTCGACCACTGATAGTCTTTAGCGTAAGAACTCTTCCATGTACCTTTCCATCATCTGCGTAGTGGTCGATCCACTGCTTGATCTGCGAGACACGTTTCTGCAAGAGGAGATAACGTGCGATAAGCTTTGCTTCAGGGATGTCAACATCCTTGAGAACACCTTCGTCAACAATTGCATGTCCTTTCTCTGTGAATGTTTTAGGCTTCCATCCCCTGTGCTGTAGGTGCTTGACGATCTGCTGTCGGCTGGCGAGGTTAAACTCAGGGAAGTCGATGACAGAATGTGAACCACCGCACACCGTCCAGTCATCTCCAAGATGTTTAAGCCCTACCTTTGAGTAGCTACCGTCCTGCTTAACCTTTGGCTCTACCTCTCTGATAAATGTAGGTAGCGGGTAAAAAGCCTGCTTGACTTCCTGCTCAATCTGCCCAGCCATATCACTTAGTTTATTCATAAGAGAGATAGCTTTCTGTATGTCAAGAGTAAAGCCGTTCTTTTCCTGACGGTCAATGAGAAAGCGAATGGTATGCTCCATCCTTATGCTTTCGTCAGAGAAATCCTTCAGGTCTTTTTGTAATGTGGCGTAAACTCTTGCCGTTAGCTCTACGTCATTCTTGCAGTACTCAACCATCTGGTCTGTGCATCTTGACCAATCATTAAACTCTTGCTTTGGAAAGTTTAATACACGTCCCCACGCATCTAGTGAGTGTCCGTTGTCACGCATTGGGTTTGTTATCTGTGACAGTATAAGAGTATCTTCTATCTGATTGACGGAGATACGTGTTCCTGTTAGCCTATTCATTACAGGGGCATCAAAACTAATGCCGTTGTGCATGACAAACTTCTTGATGTTTTGTTTCGCAAAGGAAGGCCACTCATTGAAGCACTGACCCTCCCTGAAGACGTGGACACTACCTGTGTCCATGTTCTTCGCCACGATGCAGTGAATGGTGGACGGGGTAAGTGAGTCTGCTTCAATGTCCACCGCATATTTCATATCAGATTGTCTCCGTTTCTATGTCCATCTGTCCGTCTGGGCTGTCGCCCAAGTTCTCAACCTCATGCAGTCTACCAGTGTCGCGATTAAAAAACAAGTGACAAGCGATACCAGTTTCGCCTGCGTACCTATTCTTTAGAACACGGATCGTTGTGGTGTTGGCCGCATTGGGGTCTTCAGCTTGCTGGTCACGCTCTAGTGCAATGACTGCATCCGATAGCTGTGCAATAGCCTGTGACCCACGAAGGTGGGAAAGGCTGACTGCCTTGCCGTCTTCGTGACCACGATCTGATCCGGCGGCACGTCGCAGATGGCTGACAAGCACCAGTGCACAGCGTGTCTCTTCTACAAGAGAACGTAGCTTTGTCATTAGCTGGTCGATGTTGCGTCGTTCGTCCTCGCCTTCAAGCCCTGACACAAGGATAGACAGGTGGTCGAGGAACACCCACTTGCAATCAAGAATCTTGACCATGTAACGTACACGGTTGAGGATTTCTGTAGTGCCTAGCGAACCAAAGTGGTCGAAGGCGAAGAAGCGACGTGTCCCTACCGTTGCCTTCTCCCATTCACGTAGCTGGTCCTGTGGGAACTGCTCACGAACCTCACGAATGTACAGGCGTTGACTTGCCTCGACTGACATGAGGTGGAAGACTGTGCTGCGAGTGTTCTCTTCCAGAGAGATAACACCAATGTTGTCCTCCGTATTCTTGAGAACATGATGCATCAGTTCACGCATCACGCTTGACTTGCCGGTGCCGGTCCCTGCTGTCAGAGTAATTAGTTCTCCGGTGCGGATACCATACAGCAGATTGTTCAGACCCTCAAAGGGATACATGCAAGTAAGTGTATGCTCTTCGTTGTATAGGCTGTCGCCCATGTCCGCAAGATTGACAATGCCTGCCGGTGTGTACGGCTGTGCATTCCACCAGAGCCGAGTAAACTCTTCCCGCTTATTCTGCATCAGGTACTCATTGGCATCCTTCAGCACAAGGTTGACAACCTTACAGCGGTTGGGTTCAAACACTTCCGCTACAGCAGCAGCGGCGTCACGACCAGCCTTGTCGGAGTCGAAGCACAGGACCACAGTTTCAAATGAATTGAGGTACTCAAAGTTTGCCTTGACATCTTTGACTGCGCCTTGTGCACCAGTCTTGATGGAGACACAGGGCCATTTACTGCCGGTCAACTCAAAGGCTGACATGGCATCCAGTTCACCTTCGCAGATGGTGATGTACTTACCACCCGGAGCGAATAGCTGCTGACCAAACAGCCGTGCTTGCTGGATGTTGCCTTCAATAAACATGTCTTTTGTTTTGCACACGCGACTCTTGTATGCAATGACATTTCCATTGGCGTCGTGATAGGGATATGCGTGACGCTCAATGGTTCCGTTCTCCGACAGGGTACACTTGACCCCGTACTTCTGTGCTGTATCCCGTGCAATGCTACGATCAGCAATTGCTACGGTGTTGCCACGAAACCTTTCGCCATCAAAGAAGGTGTTCATCTGTCTGTTGGGTAGTGGGTGTATGGTCATGCCTTCGTCCTTATCCTTATGTTTGTGATATCCGCAAGAGAAGCAATGCCCGTGACCATCGTCATATGAAATGAAGGCATCGCTTGAGGTGCATGAAGGGCATGGTCCACGCCCTACTTCCTTGGTGTTGGGGTAGTCATCTGTCATGGCTGACATCATACATCCTTGGGTGGGTTAGTCAAGTGTATCATTATATACATTCACTTCGTGATGTATATTGATACACTAGGGTTTGGCTTGCTCGTACACGGTGTAGATGTTGATAACCTCATGGCCGTTCTTTAGTGCCATCGTGTCATCTCTCACGTATTCCCACTCACAACGCAGTGTGTTGGCAATACCTTCCATGCTTCTAAAAAATTCAAGTGCTTCTTCTTTGGTAGGACATCTATAATGTATTTTGCCATGCATATCACTCACTACGTACATCGTCTAATGCTCCTCTAATTTTTCCAACGCTTTCACGAATGATGTCCTCAGACAGCGGTTCTGGGTAGTAGATTTCCAGCGCATCTACATCAGTGATGGCCTCAAAGAAATGCTTTTCCGTAGGGCTGACTGTAGTGAACTGGTTGGCAAACAGTCTTGTCACGTCTGTCAGTTCATAGTTATTCTTTTGAACATGAATGTCAAGCCTTCCGGTTATGACATAAAACATATTCCACTTATGTTTATGGGAATGAAAGGAGCATTGGCCTCCGGCCTTTATAAAGATGCGGTGGACTTCAACAAAGGGTGTTTGCAGAAGGGGTTCGGTTTCTCCCCACACTTTACCGTACTTCATGCCAGCCACTCCGGGGCAACACGTCGTGTATATTTGAGGATAGGTGCTTTATAGATACGATAGTAATTGCGATAAGCAGTAACAGAATCCAATGCTTTAACATCATCTGGCATACACTGTGGGGGTTCTGACATGAATGCTTGTGGGGCATTCCAAGGTGAGGAACTTAGAGGGTCACGAAGCTTCTGGATGGTTGCGTGTACCTTGCCATATCTGTATGTATATTCTTCTCCAAGAGCAATGAACATATCGTACAGCCAGCGATAGCTGTTGTTGTTTGACCTTGCCCATACCGCAGAGGGATGGTTCTTGTGTGTTGTTTTATATAACCCATACTTGTCAGCGTACTCGTCACCATCAAGAAGCCTGTGTGCTGTGGATAGTAGCTGCCCAGTCTCTAGGATCATCTTTACTACATGCTTGTCGCAGTGCTGCTGTGCAGCCTTGATAGGATCACGATCCAGAAAGAAGATATTCATTAGTCTTCCTCTTCACCATCTAGGATTTCTTTTACGAAGGCACTGTCGTCGGCAAGCATTTCGTTTGCTTCTTCCTGCGCCAGCCTCTTGGCTTCCTTGCTGCTGTATCCTTCTTCAAGATACATTGTGTATAGTTCACGGAAGACAATCTTCCTATCTTTATCCCAAAGGTTTTTCATTTCATTCACTTTTAACTGACGTTAACTCTTTCAATAGAAGTTGTTTGCTGTTTGTCTTCGCTTCTTTTCGGGCCGCCGCAATCGCCTTGTCAATATACTTAACCTCGTCTTTGATGCCACACTTTGTACGTACAATGTACTCACGAGCAATAAGCTTTGCTGGGTCATCGAACTCTACGCCAATGACATGCATGATGCTTTGCATTGACCAGCCCCCTAGTAAGCTACGCTTACCTTCTGCCATCAACTCATCGACACGATGGCGGATGTCTGCAACGTTATACATGGTATGCTCCTACCAGTCAGGTTGTTTGGGTGGTTGATTGGTTAGCCCAAGAAAAGCCAAGTTAACTTCTTCCCAAAATTCCGCAACATCTTCCGGATCATTTGGGTCATAGCCCATCATTACCATTTCGATGCGGACAAGTCTATAGAAATCTACCTTGCCACGGATAAAAAGTTTTTCTACCTCAACATCGAAGGGAACAACGGTCACCCCCCTTGTCCTCGGTACTTCTTCCAGCTTCGACGCTTGTCTTTATTCTTCGGCCTTGAGTTATTTGATGCTCCGATTGAAGTTGCTTGGTGCTTTTTAAGAGCAATCTTTTCTTTTTCTTTTAGTGTCTTAGCCATTTTTGTTTAACCTTTTTGTAATAGAATACCAAGATGCTGGGAACTTCTGTTCAGCATGATGCCCAATCTGGATTGCAACCTCTTTTGTTTCGGCCTGTGCCGTTGAGTGAGTACGCAGATTGTAAACTCTAGCAAAGGCATACAGGCTACCAGTCCAGTACCACTCAGTGAACATTGCCTGTGGGAGGACAGCCCTTGCTTGCTCCGCACATACTCCAAGATTGATTAGGCTTTCATACGCAGCGATGGCATGACGAGATGCGTCTTCGTATACGTGATCGGCAATGGACGGGCTGTTGATTTCCTTGTTCTTGGAACCCTGCTTCTTGTTTTCGTCCTGCTTTCTCCACATAGGTGGAAACCAAATATCTGGTTCGTAGGTGACATACCTTCTGCTAACCTCATTCCAAGCTAACCCTATCTGATGCTTGACCAACTGCCTTGCCACAAAGATAGGTGCTGAGATGCGGAATGTCAAGGTGCAATGTGAGAAGGGTGACCAATGACCA